CAGGAAGAAATTGATTTATTAAAAAAAGAAATATCTAAGCTAACTATATAATGTTGTCATCATACCTTTTCAAAAAGGGCGTAGGATACGTACACAGTCTTTTTACAAAGAAGAAACCAAAGAAAGATTTGCTGACGGAGGGTGATGTAGACCTTCATGCTGTCATTAAAAGTTCATATGGCAAGGAAGCAGATCAAGAAAAATTCGCAAAGGATTATAATTATATTTTCGACAAAGAATTATCCAATGATAATCAACAAGTGTATTTTAATCCTGAAAATAAACACCTCATGTTTAGCGTCACTGGAACGCACAACCTCAAAGACATCGGTACGGATTTCAAATTAATGACTGGCGGTTTAAAGCAAACCAAAAGATTTAAGGAGGCTGAAGATACATTTGCCAAAGCTAAATCAAAGTATGAACCCTCATCTACAACTGCGGTAGGCCACTCGTTAGGTGGAGCCATCACGGCGAAACTCAATGCTGATAAGATAGTCACGTATAACAAAGGAATGGAACTTGGAGGCAAGACACGTAAACGTGAGACTGCAGTGAGGAGTACGGGAGATATTATATCTGCTTTGGGAATGGGTAATAAACACATGACAACAATATCAGGGGGGAATCTAACTGACCCTTCAACTTGGTTACGCAGTCACAATAGTGACGTATTAAAAAATAGAGGTCTAATGGTACCAATATAATATAATAATTATACATAAATGTTAAATATTATGTATAATTAGACAAAAATGACACTAAATAAGTAATTAAAATATTTTAATACATCATATTCTATATTATTTAGTATAATTAAACAATAAATACATATAATTATAGGTTTTATGGATTTATTTAGCAGATTATTTTGTTTTCATATAATATAGTATGGCTAATACTGGAAATATCTATGCACTTCTTGACAACACTAATGGACAGGTTTATTTTGGATCAACTATACATTCATTAAACAAACGATTGAATGGTCACAAGAGTTGCTATAAGAAATATTTGGAAGGTAAACATGGATACCTTACATCGTTTGAGATTATTTGTAATGACGATTATAATATTCACCCTATCGAAGTTGTACATTACGACACTGTAGATCAATTGCTTATGCGTGAACGATTTTACATTGAGCAAATAGATTGTGTCAATTACAATATACCTACACGTACACAAGCTGAAAGACATGCTGCCAATCCGCAACCGCAACGTGATAGAGTTAAACATTATTATTATGAAAACAAAGAGAAAGTATTAGAACGACAGAAGAAACAAAAAGCCGAGAAATACACTTGCGAGTGTGGTATGGTTTTATCTAATGGGTCGAGATCTAGACATGTCAAATCACAATTCCATATTAACTATGAAAGGTGAATTATATAATATTTTAATGTATTTATATATTATATGTCTTTGAAAGAAGAATTAAAAAGCAAGAAACCAAACTTGAGTGACTTATCTTTAACAGCATACGCATCTACATTACGCAATTTGTACAAGAAGGTTTTTGATGACCAACCTATACGTCTCAAAAATTTTGATGACACAGATAAGATACTTGGCTATCTTAAAGATATTGAACCGTCAAAACGTAAATCAATATTATCCGCTTTAGTATCAATGACGGGCAATGATGAGTATCGTGAAATGATGAGAAAAGATATTAACACGTATAATGAATTTGTTAAGACTCAAAAGAAAAGCGACAAACAAGCAGAAAACTGGGTAGACAAAGATGAAATCAATAAAGTTTATAATGAGGTTTTAGAAAAAAGTAAATTGTTATATAAAAAAAACAAACATTCCATGAAAGAATTACAAGACATTCAAAACCATGTTATATTAGCATTGACCACTGGGAAATATATTCCACCACGACGTCTTTTAGATTATACAGAATTCAAAATTAATGGGGATATTAATAAAAAAGTCGATAACTATTATGACAAGGGGACATTAGTATTTAACCGATTTAAAGGCTCGACCGAAAAAGACCAACAACGAATCAATGCTCCAAAAGGATTACAGTCCATACTTTCAAAATGGATTAAACTCAACCCGACTGATCATTTGCTTTTTGACAATCAAAGCGGTAAACTAACTAACACTCAACTAACACAAAGATTAAATAAAATATTCCGTGATACAGATGCCAAGAATGTTTCTGTGAACAGCCTACGTCACACCTATTTAACAGACAAATACGCTAACACAATTGAACAGAACAAAGAAATTAAAAAAACTATGAAAGAAATGGGCAGTTCGATTGACCAACTCAAAAACTATGTTAAAGACGATGAATAAAATATTTGCTTATTCTATATGCAAGAAAGTGAACAGGTGTTTTTCATCACGGTCGCAAGTATGGGCGTTGCTTTGATATTAGCAGTTTTTAAGTTCGCATACAAAAGCAAATGTGAGGAAGTCGACGTTTGTTGTATTCATATTAAAAGAAATGTACAAGCTGAAATCAAATATGATATAGAACACCCTGCCGACGATGATGATGAAACAGAAAAAAATAAAGTATAATTATATATGCGTGTTTATATAATTATGTTCTATAAATATATAGTATGCCGTTTCAAATTTTGAAAAGGGGGAAAGTATTTATTTTGAAATCACCAACCCGTGAATATAAACACAAGACTTTAGCCAAAGCCAGAGCACAAAAGCGATTGCTAGAAGATAAAGATTTGAAACAGAAACAATCTCAAAAACAAACTGTCAAACAAGTTGTTACTATTAATGTTAATCAAGCCAGAGCCAAACGAGGTTCTACCGTTACACGACAAATTGCCAGACCAGATAAGATGGCGGAACCTCGTGTCATGATGCTAAATGCCTCTGTTCCAACTGCCGAAGCCATTGCTTTTCAAATACACGCAATGAACCGTCTATCGTCTGCCCCAAAAACTGATATATTTGATAGACCTGTAGCTCCTCCTCCGTCACTCACACCATTATCATCTGGTACCGAACCAGTTCCAACATTACGACCAGAAACACTTTCATATAGTGAGTATGATTTTGATCCAAGAACTCAGTTCATTATTCCAGAGGATCAACAAACTCAACCTAAACCTATTGTCGAGAGTCCTAGTGATTCATATGACGATATGAGGGTTATTGAATTAAAAGCAGAATTGAGATCACGAGGTCTACCAATATCTGGCAAAAAAGCGGATTTGATTGACAGACTTCGTCAACATGACAGATAAATTATTTTATTGTATTAATATATAATATGTACGAAATAACTGATTGGACAAAGAAACGGGCGAAGGAACTTGGATATAAAGTTAAACCCTCATCTAACCCGAAAAAGAAAATCGACGTTTACAAAGATTCTAAAAAAATAGGAACGGTAGGACAAAAATCATACGGCGATTACGGTACATATTTGAAATCAAAAGGCAAGTCGTTTGCCGACGATAAAAGAAAGGGTTATTTAGCCAGAACAAAATGGTGTGATAAACCAAACTCTAACTGTCGTCTAGCTAGAGATTTGCTTTGGTAATGATATATAATTTATACATTATATATCATACTGTTACAATGAATTTTCTATATTTAAATGGATACGCAGAATCATGTTCATATCTATAATCTAAATTGAAAAACCGACACAGATGTCGTAGTAGTGTTATAAAACTCACATATGTAAATTCACGTTCAATATACATTTGTTTACTTTTATAATAATAAGTACCTAAAACCATCAGCCATGTTTTGTCATAATTTTTATATTTGATTTTCTTATATGTTTCATAATCCATTTCGTATATATTATTATTTTCTATTCCATATGCCAAAATATTCATTAAAATCTGTATTGGCGGTTTTCTTACAAATAACTGTGTCATATATTAATAGGATATTTATTTAAGTACGACAAGTACGTTCTGGCTAGGCGTATACTTGAGCAGTAGATCATAATTGAACACTTGCACGACATTTGCGGAAACATTAGTGGCTGCTCCATCGATGGAAAGGTCAAGACTGATGTTGCTGTTTTGAGATGACACTCCTGTGAGCATGTATGACTTTCCAGCAAGACGTTCGCAATTCACACCAAAATAACACTTACCTAGATCCTTAATATCACCAGCAGCATAAGCAGAGTTAATAGTTCTAAAGTTATTGGTAGAAAGTGAGCATGATACCTCTGGTGAAACACTGGTTCCATGAATAGCCTCTAGGTACTCCAAAACAGCATTAGACTCATGTTGTGTCATATCTATTCTTTGTGTTGGGAATTGACGACCAGCAACAGTCCAGCCAATAGTACCAGCTCCGTTTGTGATGTTAAAAGAAGCAAAGTTTTTGTAAGTGGTGGATTTACAGAACAAACACCATAGACTCTTGATGCTAGATAATGAGTTACTGAAAGGAATATTTTGGTTTCCGCTGGATCCAGCAGCGATATTCGCAACACTAGAAGCATAAGATTGAGACTTGAAATAAATATCTCCAGCTCCATCGACTTGGCTCATGATGACAGCGTCCATTTCTGGTGGAAAGGAAACAGCCTTGTAGTGAAGTTCACAGGCATCAACGCTAAATAAAGTCAATGAGGTTGTAGAACCGTCAACGTCCTTAATTGCGAAGTTGGCGAGGTCAGCAAGAGTTAAGTAAATCAAATATTGAGCAGATGCTAATGGAATGTACTTTTCAGCTGATGTCAAACAGTTCATCAATGGAATGGACACTTCGATGATATTTTCACCAGTTCCCGCGACAACACCAAACGAATCGACATCATTTGCTTCGTTAGCAGTAAATTTGGTTCCAAATGGCTTGGACATACCCATTTTCTGTGCGACATTGAGCTTGGAATGAAGCAAGGCGTTGACAACAGCTCCATAATTGTTGATATCTTCTAAACTAGAACTATTTCCCATCACGGTCGATCGGTCAATAATACTGGCGGCTGGAATTCCAAGCAAACTGTTATCGTCCGCTCCGTGAGCAGTGACACGGATACGGCAAGTGAAATAAAGTGAATCGTTAATTAAATACGTTCCTTTGTTGTTGACCATAGCAAACTGAATGGTCTGGTTTGAGCCAAATGAAGACCCATTTAATGCTCTGGAAACATAAGTTTGCTGGGTCACTTGAGATGGCAAAGATACGAGCGAATAATCAACCTCCTTTGGAAGAACGGACATTTATATATTGGTATTAGATTTTATTTTTCTAGCAATAAATCTAAATCCGCATTACCAGTTTTACCTTCTTCTTTTTCATCGGGTTTTGTTTCTTTTTGTTTTGTTTGGACTTTTGGCAAAAATGTGTTCATATCCATTTTTAACGTTTTACCACGAAATCGTCTAAAGACACGGATCTGTAATGTCATTGACCAATCAATATTATTAAGCTCGAGAAAATTACCAGCGTCGTCGTATAACTGAATATCGATGTTGTCTAAATAATTTGTCTTTAACCTCCCACTGTGAGAAGTTTTATTCACATATGTCAATTGATGCCAACTTGGCAAATTGATAGCCACCGTTTGAATTAAGTTATTGCTTAATGACCCAGATGACGTAAAACTGTTAAATGTTGCTAAATTCAAACTACAAATATTTATCTTCATGATTCCCAATAAATTCATAGGATCTGGTGCCGTTATTGCTACACCTTGTACTGTTTGTTTAAATCCTAAAAGAGTCATCAAATTCCTTGATAATTCGTAATTGAAAACGACTTCACTCACTGGATTGCTAAACTTAAATGTCAATCTCCCCGTAATCGAAGACAAAACGATTGTTACTTCTAAATTATTATCCGTAAACTTCTGTTTCATTTCACTAATGATTGTACTGCCATTGTAATTTCCTTGTGCTAATACTATTGTAAATGGTGTGCTATTGTATACATAGTGCAATGTGTCATTTGTATCATTGATTAAATAATAACTTATTGGCATTTCGAAATCCTCTACACTAGACAAAATGAATTCCACATCTTCATTCTCCGCCACAATATTTGGTATGTTAAAAAATACATTACTATTATATTCTCCATTCAACTTCACGGCATCTTTTGAATTTAAACTGACAAGACGACTGTCCTCATAAATATCCATTTATAGTATAAGCAGATATTTATTAATTAAACAAATCTAATGGCTGCTGGTTGTGATACAAAATCATCATCGTGTGTCGACTCATGGCTGTACATCTTTTTCACTTGCTTACGCTTTTCCTTAATCTTCTTTGTAACCACTTCGATTGGAATCTCCTCACCGTCACTCAAATCATCTATTACCTCATCTACCACCACTTGTTTCTTTTTCAAATTAATGGCTTTCTTTATCACCTTCTTTGTAGCCATCTTTTCTAAATTCTTTTTATATTTTTCCACCTCCGCTAATTCTTGTTTTCGTAATTCACCACGTTCTTCACGCTTCGCTTGTTTGGCTGCTAAACATCTTGCCCATGCGTCCTTTTGTGCCTGTGTACGTTCCTTCTTTGGCTGGTCTGGATCTTTCTCCTTCTTTTGCTTTGGCGGAAGTTTATAGTGAGGCGTTATCTTTGGACGCTTTAATTCTATAACTTCATCTTCACTATCACTGTCATCGGGTTCTTTAGACACTTCTTTCACGGTTTCAACTTCCTTTTTTACTCTACGAACCACCTTTGGCTCGGGTTCTGGTACTGGTTCATCAACTGTCTCAACTTCTTCATCGCTGTATGCTATCTCGGGCTGTTCGAAGCGTTTAGGCATCGTACTATAATGTTTATTTAGAAATTATTTTATCTAAATATAACATATATGGATAATTCCGTTGTTGATAGTTCTGTAAACGAAATCACTAAATCTGTTCCATTGTTTGAAGATGGTTGCTTTTATAGTGTAGAAATGATTAAAGATATGTTACCACTGTTCGACGATTCCACTATTCTAGCCATGTACAAAACCCTAAATAAAGGATTCATTGACGATTACGAAAAAGAAGAAATAGATCGCAAATTAGATTCATTGAAAAAACGTGAGCAACGCATATTGGATTATAATCTAAATGTTATGGCTCGTGACCCTAGCGGAAATTAGTTATCATATTATAAATTTTATAAAATGATATTTACTCGTCCTCATCATTACACATGTATGTTAAATCCATACCATAATGACTTCCTATCTTACCTATATCCATCATACGATGGTTACATTTGCTACCTTTTTCGGGAGTACCTACGCCATCAATATTTAATCTTGATAACCGTACAGCAAATTTGACATTATTACAATCATACTTAATATTATTCAGTGATACATATTCCATAAAATCACGATATAGTTGTGACACTGTCTTCTTTACAATCATTTCATTTGCTGGAAAATCGTAACGTTCATAGCATTTTGCGAAATCATTTTTCTGGCATACATACGGATACAAATCATTATAGACATAATGTTCCAACCATAGTGATATAGTATCGATATTAATTGCTTGAGTCTCTAGATCATGTTCTGTCTCGGGCATTGACAATCTTTTAAAATCATGCATATCCTCTATTTCATATTTGAAATAATCATACACCGTTTTGATCACGTTAACATCTTCCAATAACTTATGCGATTTGTCATGATACTTTGAAAGTTCGTTGTGCTTATCCTCATCATTTTTAAATTTAGCTTTACACAACTCATCACTACAACGAATAATAAATTTACGTCGGTCACCCGCCTTTTTAGATACAGCCTCATCACCATTAGATGTAATTATAAAACGATGGAATGAATTGACTACTATTGGATTTGAATACAATTCTTTTATTGTGATTGTCGGGTCAGTAATCAATGCTTTGATTTGACCTTCTGCCCCATAACTCTCCTTTTGACTCATCTCATTAAGATTTACTAAAAATGCGGATTTCATTAATGAGTTAGAAGATCCACCCCATACATTTTTTGACGGCGTTGTAGTTTCATATACTTTATTAGAACCCAACATCTTCTGGAATAATTCCATTAATGTACCCTTGCCACCGCCCTCCTCGCTTATCAAAATAGGACATATCGATTTGACATCTGGATATTGAATCATTTGAGCAATCCATCTAATAAAATATTGGTATACCGCATCATCATGATTACATAAAATCCTTATATGATTCAAAAGGAAATCACGCTCCTCAATCATAGGGATATATTTATCGACTAATTCCATATCAAAATCCTTCCACATATTCAAAATAGTCGGCGGACATTTATCTTTATTTGGATATATACCAACGTCCTCGTATACTTTCTTACAAGGATCTTTTAACCATTGATTTATAAATTGTTTCTTTCGAGTTTTTTCATTACCGTCATTATCTGTGTACGTTTCAACAGTTTGCCAATGCTCGTACGATGTCATCAAATTTGAACGATTGAAAAATATACATTGGTCTTTGGTCTTCTTTGTGTATAATGAACTATTGATGATGGTACTGTGTTCTAGTTCAAAACGTTCCTTCATATATTCATAGGATTGTTCTCTTGACTCGGCTTCTGCGTCCAGCTTCATTTGTTTTACTATTTCAATTACATCATTATATATATTACAATCCTTGTATGGCTTTACCACATACTTAATATCAAAGCCCGTTAACTTACTAACATACTTGTTTAATTCATCAATGTCCGTCTTTACAATTTCTCGATTTGGTACAAAACAAAGTCCATCATATTCTAAACTGAACTCCTTGTTATTTTGTAGTAGTTTGTTTTTCTTCAAATACAAATATGCCTTATGTAACGCATCGTTCTCGATTATCTGCATTGCGTATGACATTACACAATTCTGTTTTTCATATTCGGTTTTACTATCATATTCCGCATGTTCCTTTGACAAATGTTCTCGTATTTGGTCGTTGTTTACATAGATCTTCTGTGACAAATCCTTACAATCATCTTGAAAACTTTTCATGATTGGCAAAATATCCTTGCGTTTTAATTCCAATGCTTTGTAACCTAATGACAAATCTTTCTTTGATGGTTCAGTCAACCCTTTTATCCAGTTGTCATATCCTCCACCATAGATTGTCAAATTGAAAAACCACTTAAGCCTATCCTTGTTCTTACCATCAGCATCTTTCAAATCAATACCAAAATGGTCTCCCATTTGTTGGAAAATATCATCGGGGGCATCTATGTACTGTTTAATTGATTGATAACATTTGTTATTCTTCAAACCCAAACCATACGCTATACGAGGGTGTCCTTTTTCTTGATCAATGTCTTTCATACCCGCATAGCTAAACAAAGTATGCTTTATCTTTTTTGGCATTGTTATAAAACTGTTGGATTGAAAACGTCCTAAACCACAGGATTGATTTCCACGAGTTGTGTGTCTATTAGTATGTGTTACCGTTTTGAGTTTATCCTTCAAAATAGCCCATGTTACGTTTGTTACCTCACCCGTTTTTGGACAAATGTGATCATAGTCACTTTCCTTCAATTCGATTATTTTTTCTAATAAATTGTAATTTATCGGCTCGATTAACGGCTGTTTAAACTCGTCGTATTTTGGAATCTTTGTCAATTGGAATGTCCATGCAGTTAGATATTTCATCTATATATATACTAAATATATTATATTTTGTTTATATCGTTTTTAATATTACAATTAATATAAATCAATTTTTATAGTAATTTCATTTTTCCTAAATCTTTGGTTCAAAATTTACTTGGTCGTATATTAATACGAGTTCTTCAAATTTTTTAACCCCCATCTTTTCAATTAAATCTTGTAATCGTTTAATGTATACCAAATCTTCACCGTACCTATCTATATCGTCAGGGTTTATTTCATATTTGTTTTTTAAAGGACAAAGTTGGTTCTTTAAAAGGGTTGTCTTATCATATTTATTACGTTGCCATTCACGTATGTATTTCCTACGATGTTCTGGATCTTCATTCTTTGGACGTCCACGAGGTCGTTTAACTTCTTCCATTTCTATATACATATATATTATTTTCTGTTTATATTTATTTTTCTAAACAATTAATAAAGTAGGGATGGTAGGTATGGTCAAAATCCAAATTTTCAAACTATATATATATACTATGAAATTTCTTTCTTCTTTTTATTTTTTCTTATATTATTTCTATACTTTATAAAAACAACTATCCACTATCCACTATCCACTATATATATATATAATAGTAATAGTAATAGTAATAATAGGATTTGGAAGATATAGTTAATGGAATGATATTTGTTTACTTTAATAAAAATTCTAATGTATATGTATAATGAGCATTACGATCAAGAAATGTGAAAAGCCAAACATGCCTATTTGCCATATGAGTTGTGATAAGCCATTACATGATAAATTAAACAAGTATCCTATGACTCAATGCTGTTTTCAACGCCATTCGACGACTGCAATAATAGGTAAGCCAGGACAAGGGAAGTCATCATATTTGTATTCGCTTTTCAAGAGTCCAATGAAGAAGTGTTTTAATACCATTTATTATATTTGTCCAGCGTCGTCAATGGATTCAATGTCAGATAATATTTTTGCGAAGTTACCAGATAGTCAAATATATAACGAGCTAACAGATCAGGTTTTAGATGAAATCATCGAGAAGATAGAATCACGTGAAGATGGGGATAAGGTAGCAATCATTTGTGACGATATGGGTTCACAACTAAAGAATCATCAAGTACAGCAACGTTTGAAAAAAATAGCTCAAAATAAGCGTCACATGGGAATATACCAGACATTTATTTTATTACAGACTTGGAAATCCGCACCATTTGAAATCCGCCGTTTATACGATAATATCATTTTATTTAAGGTATCTGCTAATGAAATGGACACGATAATGACGGAGGCTATGCCGCAGTACAAACAATATAGTCAGGATATACAGAAAATAGTATACAACAAACCGCATCAGTATTTAGCAATAAACACTGGAACTGGACGCATTTTTAAGGGCTATGACGAATTGATAATCGATGAATAAAATATATCATAATATATATATGACTGATAGTATTTTCACAAAAGGGTTAAAGCGTTTTAAGTCATTGTTTTCGAAAAATGAAAGAATCAGTCCAGAGAGAGAACAAGAAATAATACGAGAAAGGGAAAATAGACAGCACCCCGATATAGAAAGATTTTTAAAAATACCAATAGGCACTCAAGAAATTAGTACATCTGCTCATAAATGGCCAGAAGACAAAAAATACTTTGAACGAATACGTGACACACTTCAAACAGAATTAGATTCAGGAAAGGACTATTTAAAACCCCCTAATCTGGGTAGGTCAAATATACACAATAGAATAGCAAGCCAAATGAGAGGTCAAATCGGTAGGGCACAAGTTCAAATCGATAATTTAGATACAAAATTACGGGGAATGGAATTAGATCGCAAAAAACCAAGACGATGAATAAAATATATGTAGTATATATATGGGTATTTTCCAAAAAATTGGAGGCAAAATTGGACATATTTTTCGTAAAGGCACGAATGAAGTTGGATCTGCTTTCAAAAAAGCTGGAAGCACAATAGGACGAGGTTTGGGTTCTTTAGCTGGTGGGGCACTAGGCGGAGCGGCATTTGAAGCGGCAGCATTAGCCGTAGCACCAGAACTTGCTGTTCCCGCACTTTTGGCTGGAAAAGTGGTGGGAGGAGCAGTAGGTGGAGAACTTGGAAAACGCACAGGAAAAGAATTGACTCGAGATAAGCCAAGAGTTCCAACTGCTGGTCAAATGCTTCATAATGTACAACGAGCACATGAGAGACAAGGAGCAATGAAGATACCAGATGGTAAGTATTTTCAAGGAACTGGTGGTAAGACAGGACAAAGAGGACAAAAGTCTATTCCAGATTCAAAATATTTTCGACAACCGCCAAGACTAGGTGAAGGTGGGGCAGGACAGCGTCGAATAATGATGTCACCAGATGAGAAAGGAAATGAATTGGAGAAAAAGAGGACGGCACAACCAGATTTACAAAGATTTGTATAATATATTTATTTTCTTTGGTAAATATATATGTCATTCAATCTTGTATTAAATAGTAACGACAGTATGTCCTATGCGGGAGGTGTAGCCCGTTTCAAGGTTCATTTTGGTCAATTCATGAGTGAGTCACAGAAATACAAGGTAAGTTTTTCATTTATCAGTGAGGTATCGGCAACATTAGACGAGAGCGATTTATTTTCATTTAATTTAGACAACATAGGTGCACAACTGAAGAATATTGGAGGTGGGGAATTCAATTCTAGTACAAGTACTAATATCGGTTTTATTATGAGTGAAGAACCGCATAGTTCTCATGCTAGGTTGCGAGCTGATCATTCGATGAATCCGCCTGTGGATCTGATAGGTCGTCCAGACCAAGATATTTTACAAATAAGTTTTAGAGACTTGACACAAGCATTAGTAGCAAAGACCCCTCAATTTGTGGCACACATAAGATTCGAGCATTGTGGTTGTGTATAATTTTTATTTATCTGTATATATTATATTATATACAGATGTCGAGCAATCAAACAACAAGTGAAAGGTCAATGAATGGTTTGATTTCAATCTATAGTGAGGATATAGAGGTAAACACTTTATTGGCAAATGAAATAATAACGAATGATTTAACTATCAATAACAGCCTTTTGGTGAATAATGTCACGATAGATCCAAATGAAATAGCTCAATTAACGGGAATAAATACGGACGAAACTATCCAAAC